GGTTTCTGGTACTGCTTATACTGGAGGCGGCGGTGGAGGTATCACTAGCGGCACTTATGAAGATAACGGTCTTGGTGGTTCTGGAATTGTTGTAGTTCGTTTCTTAACAGCGGCATTGGGGTAAGTATGGCTCATTTCGCAGAACTAGACGAAAACAACAAAGTCCTTCAAGTGACTGTCGTTAGCAATCATGTAATTACTGTTGACGGTGTAGAAAATGAACAGTTAGGGATTGATTTTCTTAACGACCTATTACCCGATTCTGGGACATGGGTGCAAACCTCTTACAACCGTAATTTTCGTTTCAATTACGCAGGTACAAGTTACACATACGATGCAAGCAACGATGCTTTTTATGAACCACAACCTTACCCATCGTGGACTTTAGATGAAAATTTCCGTTGGCAACCACCTGTCGCTCGACCCGTTGTTGAACCCAACGAAGATGGTCTTATAGACACGTTCTATGAATGGAACGAAGAGACACAAACGTGGGATGAGATTGAATAATGGCTGGTGAATAATGAACGACGTTACAGACATAAAAAAGATAGGAGTATCAAGGCTAACGCTTGGACTCATCATGTCTGTAGCCTCCATCTCAGGTGTGGTCGTTTGGAAAGCCGCTTCAGTCGCTAATCAAATCTCAGATTTGGAAGCGAAAGTAGCTGTAATAGAACAGAACACTGGGACAGATTCGAGTGTTCTAGTAAAGTTAGATGAAATAGAGGAAGGTATTGTTGCAAATGCTTCTGCCATTGACAGCGTTAGGGCTACTCGCCTTGACGATTTGGACAGGTTCGCGCCTTCTTTAATTGTTGAAGCTATAGCTTCTGACATGAATGTTCTTATTGAAGATGTTGATGAAATGAAAGAGATCATCGCTTCTCTTGCTTGGGTTCCATCAGAATTCAGCACGATCTGGGATCGTATCTATCTAGCCGAAGAAGCTATCCAAAGTAAGACATGGGGTAAAGACTTCTACGAATACAACGAATGACCGATATAATCCCAAGAGAAGAATGGGGTGCGGAACCGGCTCGTTGGACAACCAATCAGAAACGACCAGTTGACCATGTGTTTATTCATCATGGCGCTACTCTTTTAAAAGATCACTCTCAAGAGGGTGAAGCTTCAATAGGCAGGGCATACCAGCGTTACCATTTCGGTAAATCGTGGGCTGACATAGCTTACAGTTTTCTTATTGGTTTAAAATCTGGTCGAATATACGAAGCTAGAGGCTGGTTTAACAGACCGGGTGCTACTAAGAATTGGAATCACAGGTCATACGCTATTTGTATTATTGGTGATACTACTCAACAAACTATTTCTGACGAATGCGTTACTGCGATTCACGATCTGATAGCTGAAGGAATCGAGTTGGGTCACATTCTTCCTGATTTTAAGATCAGAGGACATCGGGATGTCAAAAACAAGGATTGTCCCGGTCGTACTGCATATTTGCGTTTAGATGAGATGAGTCCAAATGTTGAACAGGTAACAGTCCCGAAGCTTGTCCCACCAGCGTTTAAGAAACCTTTAAAGCTCCGCTGGCCTAGAAGCAGGTCGCCTCTTGTTAAATGGGTTCAGGCAATCTTAGGGTTGCCACTGAACGGTTCTTACGCATGGCTTACAGCGAAGCGTGTTGAAGCATGGCAGAAAGAGAATGGTTTAAAACCTGACGGCATTGTAGGTGCTTACACTTACTCGAAGATGTTTGGGGAATGACATGGCTCTCGATTATCGCCAATCAGGGATTGATTACAGAGATTCAATCAGAAATTATTACGGAATAGCTAATGCGACTGTTACTCCTTCGACGATTGCTTGCACAGTTACACTTCCTGAAGTTGAAAGAAGCCTCCCTTACAGGGAAACAGGTGTTGGTTACAGGGAAACGGCGACCACCTATCGTGGTGACAACGCATCCGAAATTAATATCGGTGCTGATCCTGCTATCAGTGTGGTTACTGCTATGGGGGCGTTTCCTTCAGCGGCAGTATCAGGAAATGCGAGCGTTGCTCCTGCGTCGATAACATGCTCTAGTGCGGTACCTTCGGTTACTGCGGCATCTATTGTAGACATTTCAGCTACGACTGTTGAAGCTACAGGCGTTCCGCAAAACGTAACAATTCTTTTATTCACTGAAGCTGTTCCTGCTTCTATTGCAGGTGTTGGTGCAGTATCAAATATCGTAGTTACAGGAGATGCACAAGTGTCTGCTACTACGGTTGTTGGTAGTGCAACAGTGCCTACTGTTACTTCTATTTCTGGCACAGCATCAGCTCTTCCATATGTGGTTACAGCTATAAGTTCTTTAGATAATACTGATATGACTCGCAGGTATGTGCCTAAATATGAAAACACGTTACCGACACAAGCTAAAGGTGAACTGGATTATCAACCGTTAGCTTCTAATAACAGGCTCGCACGTTTTTACAGCGCAAGATCTAAAGGTATTAACCTTTGGATTGTTTCTAATAGCACTGTTACAACTACTCAACCTGTGAGCGATGCTGATATTGCAAACATAACTCGCACTTTGCATGGGGCGCATGAATCTCCATCTGATTTAACTTCAACCGAAGCAGATTTATTAATTTCTGCTGGTTATGACATGACTGTGGAGGCCGCATGAGTTCTAAATTACGTTATGAAAACGGAAGGTTTGTTAGCGACGCTACACCTGAAGAGCGTGAACAGTTCAGAAAAAACGCTCAGTCTTTTAAGACTGCGCCTTCTGCTATGCCTTCGCGTAGTGGTGCCGCTGGGGAAAAGAAAGCTTGGGACAAATTAGATAAAGATATGGGTTCTTATAAGCGTTTACGTGATGAGGGGTTACAACCTCCATCAATTAATGGTTGTAACGACCTTGAGAAGCGCGCAGAGACTAAGATGGAAGTCGAAGCTGGAACTATTATGAGTAATGATAATAATAGGAAAGCTACAGAAAAATTGCTTGCCGATACAAAGGTGAGTAATTAATGACAGCACAAGTCTGGGTAGATAAAACTAGAGACTTTTTACTTTCAGGAACAGTCGAGCCTATTAACCGTCTTAACGGGGATATTAGTGACACAGCTAGTTCGTTGAATGTGGAACTTGATCCTGACACTATTGTTTCAGGTTCTATTATTGAAATAGGCACAGAATTAATGTATGTGACTTCTGTTTCTGGTTTGAGCGTTGGGGTTATTCGTGGCTATGGAGGATCTACTGCTGTAGCTCATTCAAGTCTTGACATTATTAGATCAAATCCTCAGTACCCAGCGCACATGATTTTAGATGCGCTTAACGACGATTTAAATGACCTTTCGGCTCAGGGTTTATACCAAATGAAAGTAGCTACTTTTACTTATAGCGCTTCCACTCAGGGTTATGATCTTGCTTCAGATGTGTTAAGTGTCCATAGGGTTACTTTCACTGACGAATCAGGTGACTTGTCTGAACCGGAGGTTCGTAGATGGTCGTTACGTCGTAACAGGCTTTCTTCTACTTTTTCTTCTGGGACTGCTTTGGTTTTAGCTGACACCCCAACTTCAGGTCAGGGTGTTCGTGTCGAATATAAAGCACCTTTTGTGTCTTTAAGTTCTTCTTCGACTGCTTTGAATACTGTTGGGATTCATTCTGAAGCTTATGATCTACCACCTTTAGGGGCGGCTTTAGCTCTTATGACTTTCAAACCGATTGCTAGAGAAACAATTATGAATCAAGCTCCGATGCGTCGGGCTGAAGAAGTTCCTTCTGGCGCTATTTCAGCTTCAATGCGTGACTTGCGCTTCCGTCGGGATCAAAGGGTAGAAGCTGAGAAGATGCGTTTAGCACAGCTTTACCCAACCCAATGGTTGCGTAGCGGAGAGTAACCATGGCGATCTCGCCTAAATTCGACATCTCGATTAATGGTCGAGGGTACATGGTGGACTACACCAATTATCGTCGTCGCACTATCCCCTCTCAAAAAGAACAAAGAGATACCTCTGAAGATGTTGGTGAGAACACATTAAGTAATGTAGGCCAGTGGGTTAGAAGTCAATCTGATTGGTCTTATGGCGCTGGGCAAGAGTTTTATGATCTACCGGACTCCGATAGACGAAGGTTTCATACTTCTAAAAATATTGACATTTTTACTAAAGGCCAGCTTCACATGTGTAAAGCCATCGAAGAAAAATCTTCTGGTTCTAATAACAACTTGTACGCCAAGGTAGTTAACGGTTCTATATTTTATTTTTCTGATGGGCAAAACATGAAGTTTGGTGATCCAGATACAGGGTCTTACTCCCCTTCTTCTATAGATATGGATTACGCAATTTTAGATTGGACTTCTGATGGTGCGTCTATCTATTGCGCTCAGGGAGCGAATGGTGTTCGGAAAGCTACTGTTTCATCAACTAGCGGCGACTCTACAATAGGGTCGTTTCAAGCAGATGTTATTGAGTATGCGAACGGAAGGCTTATAGCTTCTGACGCTGGCAGAATCGTAGAATTAGACGCTTCAGGCGTAGTTCAAACTTTCGATAAAACTCTTACAGGTACTTGTATAGCAGTCAAAGGTGGGCCAAATAGTATTTATGCGGCCTATAACGTGAATGGTCAGGGAATCCTCTACTCGATTGGCATATCGGCTACAGACGGTTCTCTCGCCTATCCTGTTCCTGCGGCTGTCCTGCCAGTAGGGGAACAATTCTCTGCCGTAAATTGTATCGATACATTTGGAGAACTTGTCATGGCTGGGACAACCGCAGGGACTCGATTTGGGATGATTAACCCTAACGATCAGCAGTCAGTTACGTTTGGCCCTGTAATAGCTTCTGCCGGTCAGACTTATGGTGTTCGTATCTCCGGTAAATACGGATATTGGGGTAGTAAAAACGGAGACACATATAAAGCAGACCTTTCTATTTTCACAGACACTCTTGTCCCCGCTTACTGTCGTCTTCTAGCTTTTGACGATGCGGCGAAGGGAAATGTTCTTTCATTAGAAGTCTATAATAGCAAACTTTTCTTTACCGTTTCTGTTGGTGAACTCTATGGTGAGAACGCTTCAGGTGACTTGTCTGCTACTGCTGAGTTGACAGTAGGAACTGTTACTTTTGGTACGGCCGCTTCAAAAGTTGGTCGAGCCGTTTCAGGTAGGTTCGCTAGAATCCAAGCTGAATCAGCTTCAGGTGATATTGATTACAATGTAACGAACACTGATTACCAGACAGGTTCATACAATTATGGTGGCTTAGTTGCTGGTCAAGCTGGGACTGTGACTGTAACAGCCACAGATGAAAACAATGCCTCAACAGCAATGGTTCTTACTGGTACAGGAATAGAAACTTCTTATACTCCCACAGATCCATCAAGTGAAACTTTCACGATTAAATTAACTTTGAATAGGGACGCTGGGTCAATTACAAGTGGCCCAATATTTGAACGCTGGTCATTCCATGCAAGACCGCAACCTAAAAGAATTGAAGAAATTATTACGCCGATTGTTCTGCAAGGAAGAGTCACTACTAATTATGGTGCTGGCGCTCCTTCAGGTTTAGATACTCAAGTCGAGTATCTACATTTAAGAGATCTCGCATCTCAATCTAAAACCGTTGTCTTTGAAGAAGGCGATCAGTCATTCTCTGTGACAGTAGAGGACATTGAAATGTTACCTGTCCGAATGTCTGCTGATAACTCCTTTTGGGAAGGAACACTAAATTGTCGGTTACTAACAGTTCCATAAGTCTTGATGACTTCACTTTGACTAGACGAAATGGCGGGTCTGGTCGTTGGTGTGACACTTTGCCAGAGAAGATACGTGAGGAAATTATTGCTTCTAATGCTGGGGCGAAAGTTGCTTCAGACTGGTTAAAAGAAGTTCATGGTTATGAATTTGCGTCACCTAAAAAAGTTGAGCCTTTAATCGAAGAACGGAAGAAGCGGATCTCTGGATAATTCTTTAGAAGAGTTCACAGAACTTAATGTCCTCTTAAACCGTTTATCACGGTTAGAAAAAGCTCATACGAAAACTAAGTCTGAGCTTAACCTTGCTCGTAAACAGAACACCATTTTACTAACAGAGCGTGACACTTTAGAAGCTCGTATTGATTCTTACGAGAAAGTAGGTAAAAACAAACCTCCTGTCTGGTTGGCTCCTAAGAAACCTAAGAAGAGTTCTGCGACTGTCTTAGCGATGCTTTCCGACTTGCATCTTGACGAAACAGTTGACCTAGATGAGATGGGTGGGGCTAACAAATATGACCGTCGTATAGCTGAAATGAGATTAAAGAAGTTTGTCGAAAAAGTCATAGAATTGTCTGATAGTTACATCGCCGGGGTTGACATTGATGGACTATGTTTGTTGTTAGGCGGCGATCTCGTTTCCGGTGACATACATGATGAGTTAGCTCAAAGTAATGAAGGTGTTTCCGGTATAGACACTTGTGTTTACTGGTCACCAATTATTGCTTCTTGTGTGAGTACTCTTGCCGATCATTTCGGAAAGGTTCATGTCAGCGCGGTCGTGGGTAACCACGGTCGTCAAACGAGAAAGCCAAGAATGAAGGGGCGGGTTCGGGACAATCTTGATTACTTATTAAGCACAATGGTTTCTAACCATTTGGCTTCAGATAAACGTGTGACTTGGGACATCCCCGATACGGCGGATTGTTTAGTCACGGTTTATGAAACAAAAATCTTACTCACTCACGGGGATCAAATCCGTGGGGGTGGGTCGGGACTGGGCGGGTTAATCGCTCCAGTTATAAAGATGATTGCCAAGAAAAAGGTTAATCAGTCTTTTGATGTGATGGCTTTTGGTCATTTTCATCAACAAATAATAAGCCCTGAACAGGGTATTTTTGCTTGTGGGTCTTTGAAAGGCGTTGACGAGTTTTCTCGCATGATGAACTTTCCTGATTGCTTGCCGCTACAGGCGTTTGCAGTTGTGAGTCCGAAAAACGGAATCACTTTTACTGCACCGATATTCGTAATGGATAAACAAAAAGAAGGATGGTAACAACCATGATTACACGCGATTTAGTTGAGAGAGTATTAGCAACTTTTTTCCAAGCCGCCATTGGCGCAATGTCATCAAACTCAATGTTTGATTTAGGCGTAGACCAGTGGAAGATGATGGCTGGCGCTGGTATA